AGTTGTCTAGATATTATCTCTAGTTGTCTAGATATTATCTCTAGTTGTCTAGATATTATCTCTAGTTGTCTAGATATTATCTCTAGTTGTCTAGATATTATCTCTAGTTGTCTAGATATTATCTCTCTCTCTCTGAATATATTATTATAAAAATGTCCGATTTTTGTAGAATTCAAGTTAAATTATTTCGTATTTAATCTGTGATTCATTACTCGAAATAAAGATAAAAAAAGATAAAAAAAGATAAATTGACAAATAAAAAATTGGTAGTGTTATGGAGGAAAATACAAAAAATTGGAAAAAATAGGACAAAATTAGGCAAAAACCGGACAAAAATTGGACAAAAAATTTGGGTTAGGATAGATTGAGATAATTATTTTTTGTTTCTATTTTAAAGATATAGGTAAATAAGAAATGCCAGATTATATATGCACACGTTGCCGTAAGGCGTTTTCGCATAAAGGTCATTATCAACGTCATCTCGACAGAAAATTTCCATGTAAGATAGTGGAAGAGTTCAAATGTGAATCTTGTTTTAAAATCTTCACAACAAAAAACAATTTGAGTAGGCATCTAGAAATATGTAGTGTGAGGAAAGATAATGATAAAAAGTACATGGAACAACAAATGAAGGAAGAAATAGAAAAACTTAGAGAAGAAAATAAACAATTAGTCATTCAGAGTCAGAACCTAAATAAAAATAATGTAACAAATATCAACAGCAATAATAGCAATAACAGTAATAACATAAATATAAACACAACAATCAATATCGTCGCACACGGAAAAGAAGATATCGATTCAATATTAACAAATGAAGATTTCAAGAGGATAATAAACAGGGGAATGAATAGTGTTCCAGAGTTAATACGACGAATTCACTTTGACGAAAAAGTCCCAGAGAATCATAACGTATATATCAGCAATCTTCGTGATTCATATGTATTAATGTATGATGGTAACACATGGAGATTGAAGAATCGAGATGAAGCACTTCAGAGACTTTATGATGATAAGTCTGGAATTTTGGAGATCAAATTTGAAGAACTGATTCAGACGTTAAGTAGAACTGTCATAGAAAAATTTCAACGATGTTTGGATTATCTTTCAAACGAAGAGGCGACTAAGCATATCCAAGAAATAAAAGAAGAGATCAAAAAAATCCTCTATGAGAATAAGGACATGATCATAAGAACAAGAAAACAAGCGTCAGGAACTAGCTGAGTTCAAGTCCGTAGAATTTCTATCTTCCGATAGAAATTTAAATAATGTCTCACAGAAAAAATGAGTAGGAGTCATAAAAGTAGTAACCGTTCCTCCTCTTATGACAGAACAAAGAAGGTACAAGAAGTGGAGGATGAGGAACTTGCCAATCTGAATGATAGATTATTAGAAAAAGGTACTACAGTCGAATGCGCATTGCGTCCGCGTAGCGGACATGTCCCTTCTGGACTGTCCCGAAGGGACAGTCCCTTTGGACGCTTTGCGCAAAACTAGTTAAGTCCATACGCAGTCTGAAACACTCTCTTCCAGTTCGTTATTTATATGAAAAACTTCATGGTCTTGGATCATGTCCTACAGATCTTCACAAAATTACAATTCCAGATTCAGGAGAAGAATATGAAACATTTCTAGAAACCTCTGTTGGACTTTGAAATTCGATGGCAAATTATTTTGGAATTCATTATTATACCCTACTAGTTCTGGACTTCTTTCACGAGAATTAGCGGAAAAGAATCCAAAAAAATTTATTTTTGACGAAATAATCCAAAAGAAAGACAGAAGAGAAATCACAATATACATCACCATAGACGCTGGATCTACACGCCCAGCTACGGCAATTCATATTTTTTACATTCCGTCATATAATCATTTTAATGTGGTATCTTGTGATGCAGATGAAGAATTGTGGTGGAATCCTTTGTGGGGTCTATAATTTTTATCAATACGATAGAAAGTTACAGAATTGTGTACTCAGATACAATGCTTATGACAATATCGTGGAGAGTACGGTAAAAAAATAAAATTTTATATCAAGCTTCCTCAGAGTAAAACATGAGCACCTTTAAAGCTTGAAGCTGACATATTGCATCAGCTACATCATCCTTTTTTTTCAATTCAGAATATAGATTAAGATAATTAATATCGTTTCTTTTTTCGAAAATCTTTTGAGCCTCTGTAACTGCCCATTCTTTTATGAATTTGTATCTTTTTGGTCTTGGCATGCCTTTCTCTTTTCTCGGACAACCGAGAAGTCTTGTCCTCAACTTCGAAGAAAACAAAAAAATTGGTTTCCAGTTATGATATATAAATGTGAAGTAAGAGTAAATGTGTTGCGCTATTCTCTGTGCATTTGTGTTTTTCTTTATTTGGTCTTCTATTACAATAAAACTGAGAAGATCAAAAATGTACCTATGATTGTCGAGGTATTCTGTAATATTCAAGAAAGATCTTTCAATAATTGAACCGGAATCGAACAAATCAAAGAATATACAGAAACCATTGCATTCTATTTTATCCAAAATATTAGAAAAAATTCGAGTACAAGTTCCGTCTTTCTCATACCTATGTCTACAAGAACATAAAGATAATATTTTTAGACGGTCGAATTCTTCTATATAGAATGCAAGATGACGAGAACCAATGTCGATGGATAAGCCTAATATTGTCCTAGAAACCATTTTACTCATCACACAAAATTTAAAGACAAAATGAAGCATTCAGACAGTAAGTGTTAACTAATGTGAATACGATGAGGGGGATCTTTTTTCTTCACTATTTCAATTTCTCCATACTTTAGTGCTTGATTACCGTAACTGGAAAATTTGTGTGCATTCTCTTGTAGATTTTTAAGCATTTCCGGAGTGAATTTACTAAGATCATCCGTCCCATAATAATTTATCATTGACCTTCTTACGGCTTCATAATGATTCTTTGTAAATCCAATATTATACACTACTACAAGCATAAAATGGCACAAGATAATTCCTGACGCAACTACAAATCCAACTACTTCAATTACTTCAATTATTGTCCAAATTGTCTCTTCCATTCTTTTTCAGGATAAATTTTGTTTTTAAACCCTTGAAGATTTAAAACGCCGGTCGCTTGCGCTGGGAAGCTTCGCTTCCTTTTAATGGAATAATAAATCTTTAAGGTTTGGTCTTTTCATAGTTTTGCGCAATGCCATCCAATATTTATGTTTGTGCTTTTAACGCATTAAATGGACAGAATATCTCAGAAGAACTAATCAGACAACTTAGACGAGTTGTCAAACCATAGACCGTGATTTCGTTTTTGACTAGAATGCGCATTGCGCATTCTCTGTTTTGCGTCCGCTCTGCGCTTTAAGCATCTTCTTCCACGCATTGAATACCCTCTTTTCAGTAACTCCACTTTCTTGAGCAACCTTCCTCAATGCAGTTGTGATATCCCCAATCTTTGTCAAGTCAAACCACTGAAGATTATTTCTATAATCCGTATGAATCTCCATCTTTTTCTGCATATGGGAATAACAAATGCTTTTCGTTTTTATCATAATATAATTGAGGAGAAGAACTATAGATACTATGAGCAGGAGTTCGAAAGTGTGAATTGTCTTTATCATTTAAAATTTTGGTTAGAAAAAAATATGACACGGGATTATATATACTTGCATGAAGATTTTGACTATATGGATCAACTTCCACATTCTCTTGGTTATCATGATTATGAAATGGTGGGTCTCTGTTTAGGGAACCAAAACCAAACAAATCCCGAAAAACTTTATTGGAACAAAACGATTATTCCTGTCCTAAGAGAATATCTGAAATCAGAAAATGTACTAGGACTAGTTGATGAATATATTGGAGGAGGAAATGCTCAAGAATTTTTGAATAGAATTTTGAAAAGATAAATCTTTATCATATGATAAAGAATATACCTAAACACTTGAAGTATAAAAAAATGGCACTCGTAAACTATTGCTCCAATATCCCCTAACAAAAAATAATGGAGATGCCGCCTTCGATTTAAGATCAATCACCGACTGTATAATTCAACCATGGTCCAGAACACTAATCCCAACCGGATTAAGATTAAGTATGCCCACTAATATTTATGCTCAAATACATCCAAGATCGGGCCTGATGATACCTATGTATGTATTTTACTTTCGTAAGAGTAACTATTATGATATTCATTTCCTGGTATCTCACATGATTTAATGGTATTACTTTCTTGATTCATAATGATGATTTTGTCCTCAAAAGAAAAATTGGAGAGGAGGAATTTTTATTTGACGTGCCAACTATTAGTAACAAGCTTATCAAAATGAAAAATTGGATGGACAATGATATCATGATGGGAAGGACTATGAGGAGGTGTCGGTGGTCTGGTGCCTTCGATACCTGCTACCATAACAGGCTGAGTTTCATAATTTTCTAATGGAACACCCGCTATCCATTATCGAATGAATTATGGAGCCATTTTGTATCTTTGGACGTATTTAATAAGAAAGTCCGTTCTAATCTACTTTATTCAAAATCGATAATAATCACACATGGATTACACCGTTCTCGTTATGTAAGATCGTTGGAGAAACTTTTTTCTCATGAAAAAAAGATGGCATTTTTTATCGGTCTAACGAAAATTTATGATTCCAAAGATGATTGTAAATCCGAATGGGAAGTTAGAAATATTATAGGAAGAGGCTCTGAAGGAGTAACTTATCTCGCTTGTTGTAAAACGGATTGCACCCATGTGATGAAAATAGAAGAAGTGGGTGATAAAGATTTCGAAAAGGAAATAAAATTAAGTATATTGTTTGGAGAAGAAAAAATAGGACCAAAAATTATTTCCGCATATACAGGAAAGGGTAAGGGAATAACAATTATGGAAAAGCTCACGATAACTTTACACGAAATAGCGAAAAGATGGAACTCTATACACCTAGGAACAAAGGCTTTTCATATTCTTAGAGAAAAATATTTGCATCTAGTGGGAAGTCTTCATAATCTCGGTTATCTTCATGAAGATCTCCATTCAGGAAATGTAATGCTGAAAATTGATGAGAACAATTTGTCAGAAAAAATGAATTCTGGGGAATACGAACTCAGACTAATTGACTTCAGTAGAATTAGTAATATGGATCAGTATGATCCTGAACAACCCGATCTAGAAGAAGAGAAAAAAGAAGAGCTGGATTTTGACAGGATTTTTATCTAGATTAAAATAACTTACTGTGAACTTATTCCTTAAGATAATAATAGTTCCTGTTCATTCAACCTACAAAAATCTCTCATCGGATATATTTTCGTATTATTATTCATTTTTGTAGTTTAATTTCAACTGTTGCTTCAGAATTTTCGACCATTCTTGAACTCCATTCTCATACTGCCATGATCCATCATGAAAGAGTTTGAGACAGTAATGTTACCAATATGTTTTCTTCATGTAACTTCTATAGCCATCTCCAAATTCCTTTATCATCATTTCTTCTTCTGATGGTACTCTTCCAAATATAAGAACAGAAGATGCTATTATAAATGAGATAACTGCTATTTTATTTTTAACTAACAAAGCTACCGCTATTGTTGCTGGAATAAGAGAACTATACATTGGATGTCTGATGGTACTATATATTCCCGTAGTTATCAACTTATGATTCTTTTTGATTATTAAAGTGGGATTATATTGATAACCAAGGTCGATTAGAGCTTTTGTTACCATTCCTATTGCCAAAATAAGCATAATAAACCCAAATACTTCTAACATATCATTGATTTCATAGTTTTTTGATGGAAATTTAGTTCTTGAAAGTAATGGCACAGCTATACCGAAGATAAAAAATAATATGATACAAATATTGTGACATAACTTGTTTTGAGGTCTTTAATAACAAATTCATTGAGTAACCAAATCAAAATGATGAAGAGAATTATTATCTTTAATGTATCCATTTTCCTTAATAAAATTTCATTTTGGGTCTTTCTCATCTTAATAATGTTCAAATTGAAAAAGAATGTCGGTCACAAGAATCAGACTAACGCCTGCAGACGTTGAATTAATATCAACTAAAGTTCGCGAGAATCTCAATTCTGATACAAACTTTGCAATTTCAATTGCGTCGTTAGTTGATAAACAACTCCCAATAACATCACATGCCACCAGCTACTCGCAGTTTGATACAGTAGTATCTAATTCCCTCTATAGCGAAACTAGTTCTTCCAAAACGTTTTCGACAAACATTTTCAATTCAGGAACAGGAATTATTAAAAGTCTCTCAACAACTGAAATTAATTCAGACATAGGAAATATTAGTAATCTTACGACTGATGGAATTATTGTTGGACATCTTTCCTCAGAAACTCTTATCGCAGGAACTGGATACTTAAATTCCCTAACATCCAATGCAATAGAAACAAGTTCCATTACATCAAATATAGGTAGCTTCACGTCAATAACAGGCGGTTCTTCCACTTTTAGAAAAATAACTGGAGAAAAAATCTTTGGAGGAACAGGAAAATTCAATTCCATTGATGGAAAAACTGGTCATTTCTCAGTCCTATTAGCGGATAATTTTTCGTTTCCCACTTCTCAAACTCTAAAAAATCTAACAATTGAAGATTCTCTTACGGGGAATAGCGTTTATGCTGAGTGTATAACAGGTGGTACTATAGAGGCGTCAAAAATCTTTTGTGAATCAACATCAGGTTCATCAGCATTTTTCACAAAAATTAATAGTTATGATGGAGTTTTTGGTACAATAAATATTGGAACAGGACATTTTTGTTCTCTGGAATCCGACAATTTCAATTTCCCCCCAAATTTATCAGCCACAAATGTTCTTATAACGGAATCATTAACTGGAACCAATGCTTACATTACAGATATAATTGGAGAGAAAATTTGTTCTAGATCTATTTCGGGAACTTCTGGTTTTTTCTTAGAACTTACTGGTACAAATATCTATACAAATAACTTGATCAGCACTTCAAAAATTAGAACTCCATCTATAATCGGAAGACAAGCATTTTTTCATGAAATTACTGGAGTAAATATTCAGTCATCTTCTTGTTCCACTAACACAATCGAGGGAGACTCTGCGGTTTTCTCGAAAGTGACGAGTTCTGATATCGTCACTAGAAATTTGGCTTCATCATCATGCACAGTAAATGTTATTACTGGTTCTTCCGCTCTTTTATCTACTATTACTGGTACTAATATTTATGCTTCAAAATTGATAACAAAAAGTCTATATACAACTTCACTGACTGGTACTAATGCTTTTTTCAATAAAATTAATGGAACAAATATTATTGCTCAATCAAATATTAGTACCCATTCAATCCTAGGAGTATCTGCATCACTTTCATCAATCAATAGTAATAATATTTCTACATCAAAGTTAAGTGCCAACTCTATTACAGGTTCTTCTTGTTCCTTTGCAACATTTATTGGTGAAAAAATATATTCTTCGACTTGCACAATTGGTTCAATAACAGGGACATTAGCTTATTTGAAGACCATTACAGGTTCCACAGATATTTATACAAATCACCTTACCTCTTCTAAAATTTCTACTTCTGGATTGACAGGCGTAAGCGCAAGCTTCCTTTCAGCAGCTATTAAAAACATTTTCTCGGAAAATCTCACAGGAAATAGTGCATGGTTCTCCTCTTGCTCATCTAATTCTTTTATAGGTTCTTCTGCATTTATTGATGAACTAGTTGGAAATAAAATTAAAGAATCTCTAGTCACAACAAAATCTCTAATCGGAGATTCAGCTTCTCTCGAAACTCTTACTGTCATTGGTTCTGTTACAAGTTCTGATATCTATACAGATAATATTGTTGCTTCATCTTCAGTATTTACAACAATTACAGGGACAACTATCTATGCTTCGTTACAATTTTCTGACACAATTTCAGGAACAAATATTTATACATCACAAGCACAAATTGAAGCGGTTACTGGTTCATCGGCTTTTTTCGATAATATTAATTCCTACATGATTGCTAGTTCCGGAATTCATGTTGATAGCTTATCTGGAAATAATGAAGTTTTTTCTTCTTGTTCAATACAAGAGATTGCATGTTCTTCATTGACTGGAACTTTTGCCTTTTTCCCGGTTTTAAGTGGAACTAATATTTTTTCCTCAGATATTGATACAATATTGATTACTAGTGACTTAATTGTTAGCGAAGATTTGATTACGACATCAATTACTGGATGTTCTGGTCAGTTTTCAAAGTGTTCAATTAGCTTCTTAACTGGAAATTCTGCTCTTTTTTCAACAATTACTGGTACAGACATTTATACATCATTTTTTTCAGTGAATTCTTTGACAGGAGGAAGCGCAAACTTCCTCTCAGCAAATTTCGACAATATTACCGCTTCGACATATTCAGCAAATTCAATTTCAGGAAATTCTGCTTTCCTTGGCAATCTTTTCATTTCTGGTTCTATTACAGGCTCTGATATTCATACTTCATCTGTAATTGGAACTTCAGCATTTTTTTCTGAAGCAACTGGAGTTAATCTCTTTGGGAATTTTGCTTCTTTAACTTCCATTAAAAGTTCCACTGTATTTAGTTCTGAATCAATCGATACGAATGGTTCAGTTACTTCTGGTAGTTTGGGAACTTTCCGTATTTTTTCTCCAGTGGGAGAAAGTGTATCATTTAATAGTTTTTCTGGAGAAACAATGATAATTGGTACAAATATTTGGAATCCGGATGACCTTGTTTCCTGGACATCAATTACTGCAGGTATGGGAGGAAATCTTATGCCCCTTAATTATTTATTCAGTATTTCCGATGATATGAAAAATATAGGTTCTTACAACTCTTCACGTGGATCTGTATGGTCTGGTTCGCATTACATTTCTAAAGATGGAGGTCTAACATGGTATCCAGCAATGGCGTTAGACTATGATTTGAATGGAGGAATAAGTGTAAGTAGAGATGGTTCGTTATGGATAGGAACAAGAACTTCTACTGGTAAAGATGGTGGAATTTATAGGTCAATAGATGGAATATCATTTAACCAGACCCTATCAGTTCCTGGAGTAACCTTTAAATGTTGTAGCATAAGTAGTAATAATCAAACTGTTTTAGTTTGTACAGATAGTTCCGAGACTTTGACCCCATTTTATATTTCGAGAGACAATGGAATGACTTGGAAGGCAATTTATCCAGATAATGGCATTGTGGATTCTTGGATTTCTGATGTTACCATTTCATATGACGGAAAATATATGCTAGTTCTTGATAAAAATGGAATTTTTGTATCTCTTGATTATGGAGATTCTTGGTGTCTTAGAAGTTCTTATATGGGAGGGAATAGAAAAATAGCAATGTCACAAGATGGAGGTCATATGTATTTGAGTTCCGAAGGTTCCGAGGGTTTTCAGTATTCATTGGATTTTGGACATACATGGATTACGAATTCTCCTAATCAAGGATGTTGTTATTCAGGTATTGACTGTGATAAAACTGGAAGATACGTATATCTAATAGGAGATCTCTCTCACGCCTGGCTCTGGTTTAGTAATGATTATGGCAAAAACTTTACAATGATTATAATCCCAGAAATGACGATAACAGTTAATATAAATGTTAGTTCCGATGGATCTAAAGTAATGATTTATGATGGGGGAACTTGTCTTTGGTTCAAAAAAATAACAAGTCAAGCAACACATACAGGAAAATTAACCGTAAATGGAGTAATAAATTGTATTTCTGGAACATTTGATTACATAAATGGGAAATCTGGACATTTTTCGACCGTAGAAGTAGATAATTTTGTACTTTCGTCAAAACAGGTTCTTTCTGATTTGACTATCACTCATTCATTAACAGGCGGAAGTGCAAACTTCCTTTCAGCTTTCATTTCCGATATTTCAACTTCCCAACTTACAGGTTCTCTCGGATACTTTTCCCAAATTACTGGTTCATCATGTTTTTTTGATGACATTACGGGAATGAATCTTTCTTGTCCTTCTATTTCAGTTACACAACTTACCGGAGGAAAAGCAAACTTCCTTTCTGGATTCTTCTCCAAATTGGATGGAACTTCTGCATCTTTTAATAATCTTAATATCGGTACAATAACTGGAGCAAACATCTATGCTTTGTCTGGTGTTTTCGATAAGATAGTTGGAACTGAATTCTCTATACATCAATTCACTGGAGCATCAGCATTCTTTAATACAATATCTGGAGACAATTATTTTGGTTCGTCTATTTCTGCTTCACAATTCACAGGTTCATCCTGTTCCTTCACTAATTTTACTGGGGAAAATATCTCTGCCTTAGAATTTATTGGTAAATCAGCATCTTTTACAGATTTGTCTTCTGCATTTGGTTCAATACAATCAATAAATTGTTTTTCATTAACCGGTTCTTCATCCTTTTTTAAGGATATCACTGGTTCCACTATAAATACTGTAGGTAATTATTCCTCATTTGAGATGGTTAATGAAATTAGTACAAATATTTTAGAAGTAGGAACATTAATGTTTGATCCAGTAAAAGCAACATTTGACAAAACACTTCCTGTACTAACTCATACCACAGGAACTCCAGACTCACACCTTCGGTGCGAGCAGCCGGTGACCATCGGACCAGATAGATTAAATATTTCAACGAAAGATTGGTATATAAGTGATGGAATAGGTTCTGGATGGTGTTCTGTATCTCATGATGGTGGAATTTCTATGGCTGTGGGTCAAAGTAATTTTCCTCTAGGAATTTCCGGAGAGATAACTTGTTGCAGAAATGGAAAATATGTTGTTATTCCAGCCATTTTGCATCTTGAATTCATTATATATGTTTCGAGTGATTTTGGTAATACGTATGAAAAAATGAAAATAATTCCTTCTGCGTCTATTGGAGTTGCTAGTCATATATCTTCGTCTGGGAAATATATGTCTATGTTGGTAGCTGGTTCGTCTTCAATGAGCATGTATTTTTCACAAAACTACGGAAAAACATGGAATATAGCAACTGGAGTAGTTGATATGCCTTATGTTCCTTCCTATATGAATCATGTCACTTGTAACCATAGTGGAAAATATTGGTTGACCTATGTAAGTTGCGAAATTTATGTGTCAGATAACTATGGAGCGAGCTATAACATCAGAGCCTATACATCAACTTCTTTCCCTGATGTTGGTTCTTGTTGTATGTCTTTTGATGGGGAATATATGTATTGCTTGGACAAAAATGGATACATATATGGATCATCGAATTTTGGTATTTCATGGTCGTTGAAGAAAAAACCAAAAGAAAGAATGTATTACAGTGCTATGGATTGTGATTCTACGGGCAAATACGTAATTCTTTCTCAAATGAATACAGGAATATTGGAGATAAGTAATAACTATGGAGATTCATTTGGTGATAAACTAAATGTTTTTGGAACTATAATGACGACTATTCTCAGTTTTGTTCTTTCCCAAAATTGTTCCGAAATATACATTTTGAGATGTTCTGAAAAAGAGGTTTTTATTGATGTTTACAAATCTAGAATTCCTGTAAGCCAGAAGGGAGACGGTATATTGGAAGTTCAAGGAACGACAATACTCAATGGAGATGTTAATATAAATTCTATAGGTTCATCTCGTTTCTCCGAAATGTCAGGTTCCAGTGTCTATTCAGAGAAATTATTAACTTCCTCTATCACAGGCTCATCCGGTTTCTTTACTAATTTTTGTGCATCTCAATATTCTGGGGGAAGTGCAAGCTTCCTTTCTGGCATCTTTGATAGCGCGAATATATCTCAACTTACTGGCTCTTCTTGTTTATTCTCATCCATTTCTGCCGGAGCATTTACTGGAACATCGGGTTTCTTTAATGACATACATATTTTAAATGGAATACAACCTCGCTCATCTGGAGGAATAATAATCGGTTCGGATAATCTTAATAACTGTAAATTCTCGAGCAGTGCTTCCTCTAATAGTTATTTCCATATGGATTCCAGTTCTAATGTAGCATTGTTTAAAGTTTGCAATAATTTGTCAGCAAGTCCCATGTTTCAAATAGGTGGGACATCGGACTCTCATTCGACATCTTCTGGAGCACTAGTAGTAAATGGAGGTGTTGGAGTAGGGCGAACGTTAAATGCCTCAAATGCATGTTTTGGAACACTCTCAGCAAAAAAAATGAGTTTACCGTTATCTCCAAGTGATGCACCTGTAGTTGGTTCTGTGTATTTTGATGTTCAAACTTCTAAAATATTTGTGTATACAGGTAGCACTTGGAAATCTGTAACGCTTTCATAAACACCTCACCTATCCTTCTTCAAGACTTTCGAATGCGTCAGCGTCGAATGCGATTCTCAGAGAATGCGTCCCGAAGGGGATGAGAAGTTTATTCCGAAAGTATAAATATAAGGTTTTCCTTGTTGACGAATATAGAACTGTTTCAAATGTCAAGGAGAATGTAAAAATTGTGTATCGGTAAAAGATCCAATACCATTCAAAGATAGTTCTTTACGGTTAGTCCATGGGCTTTTACGTTGTAAAATCTTGCTTTTGGAATCGTGACTGTAATGGAGCGTCTAACATCTACATTTGTGCTTTTAATTCAATAAATTGTTTGGATAGACCGGATTACTTAAGAAGAACTAATCAGACATCCACAACTACAAGTTGAAAAGAGATGTCCTAATCAAAATCCGTAAAAAAAAAACCAAAACTTGCATTTTAATCATTATTGATTATTTTGCTGTTTTTGTCGTTTTTAAGTAGCGGAAGTAATAACAAAAGGTTCAAAGACTGTTATATAATTTCATAGAAATCTAAAGATCATAGAAAGACACAATTCCAGGATTATCATCTAAAATTCCAACGAATAAAAACTCAAATACCTTTGACTCTTTTTGCTCTTTGTGAGATATAAATCCACGATACAAAATCCTGTAAACATCAACATTTCTATTTTTCCTCAAGATATTAATCATATTAGAGAATGGAACTATCCCTTCATTATTGTAGCTTATTACTATTATTCTTGTTCTCGAATTCTTTTCTATCAATTTCTTAAAGGAATCTTCAGCTAAACTCTTTTTACAGAAATTCGATTTAAGATCAGCCATTCTCAGACCAGTTTTTCCTTTTATTTCCGGATTATCATACTTCGCTATAGTTTCCAGTATATGATAATTAGAACTATAATCTCTGTTGTTATAAGGTGTATCTATATACAGAACGTCAATTTTCTCATCGATATTCTCAGCGTAAGTATTATAAACAGTATGTTCAATTGCAACACGGGAAAACTCATCTATCTTAAAATCTAAAGACTTGAGAGCAGAAGATTTCAATTTTTTAAGAAATGCACCATACACAGAGGCAGTATTTGCTACTTTATCGGCACAACTTAATAGTGAAGCTATCGCAACCATTTTTGCTTCTTCATTAGATATTTTTTCAATTCCTTGTCTAATACCATCTATTCGCTTCGCATTTTCGTTAGAAAAGTAAAGTTTTTCTCTTGTGTAATTGTCATAAATAAAACCTTCTTTCATATTTTGATTAGGAATTACTATTTCAACCTCTGGGGGACATAACATAGCTTTCGCCAAAACATATCCATAATACATAAGATCATTTGATACTATCCTCGAATAGAGACTTTTTTTATTTCCTGTATCATCGATTTCATATAGTCTTGATGCTATATATGTAATTATTCCTGTACCACAGAATAAATCTCCAAATGTATCACCGATATATGAATATTTTTTCAAGATAAGTTCAATCTTCTGAAGTAGAGATTTTTTGGAACCGATGTAATTTAATGGAAACGGATATTTTGTTTTTGGAGGTTCATCTACTTCAAGAATTTTTAATAAATTTGGAAAATTAAATCTAAATTTAACCCCATCTCGATGATTGTGTATTTGAAATTCCCCTATCGACAAATTATTTACTTTCACAGTATTACTTTCTGCCCATTCCTTATTCGGATCTATAGCCCCTACGTATCTTGTAAAAGAGAAGGAGGACAAACGTTTATATTTTTTTCTGGGAAATATTTCTGCCATCATTTCTGCATTACTTGAATACATCCAAAGAGTATAATCGCAAGAAAATAAAGCAGGAAAATATTCATCGTTCACTAGATACTCTACATTATTAAAAATGTAGTCTTTAATTTTGTCCCCTTTTATATTATGGTTTTCACAGAATTTCTTCCTTGTTGTTTGTCCGATTTTATTGGGACAAACCTTTCCTCCAGTTATATTTGTTTTTACGCTCAATGTTTTTCCACCTTCTAAAATAAAATCTACGCTCCCGTTATCCCCTCCTATAAATTGAATTATTTTTGGGAGAATTTTTAGTTGTTCCAGAGCGAGTTCAAATATTTGTACAGTTATCATTTTCTTATTTACTCTACTCAATTCATGTGAGCATTCTACTCCAGATAATATTGACATTAACCATTCAATCGTAACACCGAAGGTTTCATTAGTTATTTCTCCGGCTTCGAGACATGAATTGCATTTTTCAAATACACAAAAATAATCAAATGGCATATCAATTCCGCAATTTGGACAACTAATTACAGTCTCCATTTTTATTTTTCTAAGTCTTTTAGTCTAAATTCATTTTTTAATATTTGATATCAAAATTTCTATCTGTCGATAGAAATTTTTTATTCTATGTCTAGAATCTTACCATATTAGAGGATTTAAGAAAGTTTTGCGCAAAACAGAGAATGCGCATTCGAAGACTCTGCATTGTGCCCTAACCCTAAGTTATTACTCGATTTCTGGAGTGAAAGAAATTTCGTCTGGAGCTCTTGATTTCCATATCCATCCTCGGTCTTTTTTCATTCCTCTATTTTTATATTTGTTAAGGATGCTTTCAGCTTTACTTCTATAACTATCAGTCTTTTCTGAAACATATATATATTTTTATATTCAGATAAGATACTAAAAATGAAATTTTAAGATTAGAATTAAAGATTGTTAAGTTCTTCCATGTCTATTTGTTCAAAATCTCTTCTTCATGGAAGAGATGAATTTGTTTGTATGCATATGCTGCTGCGGATGGTCATCTAGGATGTTTAAAGACTGCTCATGAAGAAGCCAATTTACCATGGGACAGTCCATTTTTTCGTTTTCAGAGGAACTTTTGAAGAAAAAGAGAGAAGAGTATTTAAGGAAGAGAAAACGCACCAATTAATTCAAGTTTTTCGTTAAAGAAGATTTCATGGAGTATATCGAAATGATTCTCCAAGCATGTATTTCTTGATAACGGAATGATTTCTCCAAGTTTGTTCTTGCAAACTTCAATGTAACGTTTAACAACACTATCATCACCATAGTCTCTCATCATCAGAGCAGAATTATAAAATAAGTGTATCGAATATTTCAACTTATTGATGTGTTCTCCAGATGTTTCGATAAGAGAAATATAACTCACCGCTTTATCCTTCAGACTTAGTAGAGGTGAATTAGGTTCCATCAAGATTTTGTGGTGCATGATTATGATTTTTATTGAAACTTTTCGTTTTTGGATCAAAACTATAAAGAACAGTTTCTTTATCATAGATAAAGAAAGACGTAAATCGTATTACTACTGGTACTACTGGTACTACTGGTACTACTGGTACTACTGGTACTACTGGTACTACTGGTACTACTGGTACTACTGGTACTACTGGTACTACTGGTACTACTGGTACTACTGGTACTACTGGTACTGGTATCTGGAAGTCTGTAGTTGGAGTTGGAACCTCTGTCATGGTATCATGGTATCATGGTATCATATATCATAGTAGTACAAGAGAATGCTTTGACCAATGATAGATTGATAATTTTCATATTTGTCTATAAAAAACGAAAAGTGTCAAAAAAAATAAAATTCTAAAAAGAAAGATGGCAGAAAATAAAGAAGACCCAACTTCATTAAAATCAGCCAAAGATTATTTCAATGAAACTAAGATTACTCCAGAATTGCTCGAAAAAATTATTACTTCTGGTATTTCTAGAATAGACTCAAACCCCAATTACAAAGATTTTTCTATTAACTCGGATGGAAATGTTGTTTTCCAAGGGAAGGAAGATTGGGCTGAATCTTCTGGAAAGGCTGATTTGTTAAGAAAATTTCTTGCGTTCCTGATATATTATATTCATACTTTGACTCCTGAATTGGAAAATGAATTAATTAAATTATCTAGATACATTGGAAGTCTAGAAAAAGATACAATTAAAATGTATAATAAAGCAATATCACAAACATCGGTATTGTATCTCCAATTTAAGTCATTGCCTGTTGCCTATTCCATAGGGGCAATATCTAAATGTACAATGAACCCCATTATATTTGAATCATCATGGACTGAAACTTTTGAAAATTATGTTCGTAAGCGCCCTTATATATACGAAGAGCTCGAAGAGAAAAAGTTGGACTCAAATGACATCAAAGAAGATTACAAAACAAGATCATATATAGCAGATAAAATGTTGAGCAACTTCATAAAAGAATTTCTTCTCAGAGTAAAGACAAATATGGGAAATAAAGTATTGGAGCGATACGAGGATTTTGGAGATAATTTTAAAAATGTGGTATATTTTAGAACTAAGAAAGTAGGGAATCCATGTTATTGGGAAATTTTTGATATAGTTGGGAGTGGAGATTTCGGTGTTGTGAGACGGGCGTGTTGTAATAAAGATTGTAGTCATGTTATAAAAATAATGCTCCCGACAAAATATACAAATAAATCTCTTTTCATAAAAAATTTCAAGCGAGAAATGGAAATATGGAAAATAGCATCTTCTATTAGAATTGCTCCTAATTTGGATTCTGTTTTTTTGAATAATGACGGAGATTATGGTCTTGCGGTTTCTGAAATATTGTATACCACTCTTCACGATTTTCTCACTAAAGTTGGTCATACCATTACATATAATGATGCTATAGATTTATTCAAGATGATAGTCTCCTTGTTAAGAACTTTACATAACGATTCGATAATTCATGGAGACGTTCATCTAGGAAACATTATGTTGAAAACTCACGGTTATTTAAATACAAATAACCCTGCTGTAGTAATTAGATCATTACAATCGAGAGAAAGCGAACTGAGATTTATTGATTTTGGATTCTCTTTTACTGAGGACATGATAGAAGAAAATCCAGACGAAGTTATGGAGTTTTTTGAAGAAAATGTTCCAGATAGGATCGAGAATTCTAAGTGTAACTTTGGTAGTGAAGATTTGTTCAATGTTCTGAAGTGCTACGACTTCGAAAGATTAAGAAGTTCAGTAAAGTCATTTAATCGAATATATGAATACGTGAGGGATACTCTAAGATAATTGCGAATTTGCTTATCTAAGATAAGCATCTGAAATCACTCAAAAAATGTAATATTTGTTTTCAATCCATCCGTCAAAATATACAACTGTTTCTGTATTTTTCAATGATATTAGATTTAATCCGGACGAATATAAACTCTTGATATAGAAGAAGTTCCTATGAAGAAAAGATTAATCAGGTTGAAACAAGTAGGAAGAAAAAACATTTCTGCTATATTTTCTTCCACTTAGGTTTAATAGTTTTCCTTCTGTTTCTTTCTCCGTATCTTAATCCCCTCCGAATGATGTTAGTAGATTCTTGTCGACTGGATACCTACACATTTCTTATCTTTGATGGAAATTGATTTGTATCGCTGTTGGGAATACTAAGGAAGTTCTCAATTAGGTATTATCAAATGGCAAAAAATGATATTCCCGAAGCGAAAGAAAATTTGAAAGAGTTATTGAGAGTATATGGGATTGTAAGAGATACTTGTTCAATATGTCTTGGGAAATTTACTATCAGCAAGAATTTTTGTTCTGTAATGTGTGGTCATCAATTTCATTCAACGTGTTTAATGGAAATTATGAAAATAGGAGATGTAAATTATGTGGAAAACAACCCGTATTTAATTTTGAAGGTATCAATTAAGGATAGAAAGAATCAGACTTAATGTCTCATATCATTAATCAAAGTTCTATTCGTTGACATAGTAAGTGAGGAACTTGGGGAATCATTAATCAAAGTTGTTTGTGGAGTAGTAGACATTTTCAGAATTTTCTCAGTAATATTACAAAATTCTGCAACATCTGAACCTCCTTTTGAGAGAAGGATAATAACATGAAAATAGTTTTTCATTATATCGGAGTTCTTATTGATATCGAGCAAAGTAGCAATGAATCTATTATTTTTTTCTATCATAGCACCTTCAGGAAATTTAAAGTCAGGATTCTGCTTCTTAAATTCTTCTATCATCATTTTCCTTGAACATTCTGATACAATGTTGGATTCCACATTATCATCACCATACACTTCATCGTATGTGAGATATTTGGTGATAGCAGGAAGGATTGCATTTTGTCTTCTCTTATCCAAACAAATAGCGTCTCTCAGTTCACGAAAATTTTTTTCCATGTCTTCGATTCTCTTCGTCAATTCTCCTAATTTCTCCTCCATTGAATTAACATGTTGCCATATTTTTAAGGTATTTTGTTATTTTGTTTGAGCAGTGATAGAAAATGAAAAGTAAAAAGTAATCTACAATCAATTCCAAACCATGTCATCAAAAATTTCTGATGCACTATGAAAGTAAGAGATACATTTCCGATTTGCCGAAAGAAATTTGGATTAAAATGTAAAGAAGAAGAGGAGAAAAAATATTTAAGTCCACTAGATCAATGGTTAGCAGATAGACATCTATTCCCAAATGTTGAAGGAGCAAATAAGGTTGCTGAAAATGGTGAATTGGAAGTTCTTCGATTGTTAGAAGAAAGAAATATATTACCAGATGTACGGGGAGCAAATTTTGCTGCTAGAAATGGTCATTTGGATATTCTTGATTGGTTAACAGGGTAGACCTATTACCAAATGTTGAAGGAGCAAATTTGGCAACCCAACATGGTCATTTGGATATTCTTGAATGGTTAGCACAAGATGAAGTATTGCCAAATGTTGATGGAGCAAATGTTGCTGCTAGAAATGGTCATTTGGATATTCTTCGATGGTTAGCGGAAAGAGATATATTACCAGATGAGCAAGGAGCAAATTTTGCTGCAGAAGAAGATGAATTTGAAGTTCTTCAATGGTTAGCAGAAAGAAATATATTTCCAAATGAGCAGGGAGCAAATTGAGCTGATAATGGTCATTTGGATGTTCCTGACATAGAATGCAAATGATGCTCTTCGATGGTTAGAGGAAAGAATACCGATATATTTCTGAGGCATTTTTATTAATTGAAGAGTTAAAATGTTATTTGGTATTTCTGTCAATTAAAACAAAAAATTAAGAGAAAATTGCAACTAAGAGAAAAGATGGAATCTCAACAAGGAAAAATACGCATTACCGAATATTCCAAACTCTCTATAGCAGTCTTCAACGTACCTAAAAAGTATGAAGAAAATTTCAGAAAACTTGGCGGATTATATAATCCGAAGTTGGGAGAAGAAAGCGGATGGCTATTTCATATCAGAGATAAACCAAAAATTCAACAAATTGTTGATGAAGCAAATTCAGGAAAGTTATCTCCAATTGTTTTAGAACATAAACAAGACCATATTACAAAAAAAGAATTTATGAATTTGTTGCAACGAGTCGAAAAATTAGAAGCACAAATGAGTAACTTACAGAATCCTCCAGTTAAAATTGAGTTAAATGAAAACGATGATGACTTCTCTCATCCTCCAGAAATCAAAGTCAAAGACTCCCCCCCACCTTCCTCTAGTAAAGGAATGTTTCGACATGGTTCTCTTCCTGCTCCTAAACCATAATAAATACATTTTCTATCACTTGATAGAAACATTTTTAAGATGAATGTACTGAAACAGTTCCTGATTCTAGGCATGTACGAATGGCAGCCTTCAATCTATCCACATCTTCTATCGGCTCTTCTATCGGCTCTTCTTTCATTATAGGAATCTCTCCAACAACTGGAGGAGTAGCACCTTTCTGAACTCCTAAGATGGATCTAAATTCTTTCATCACTTCTGGAGGTCCTCGGAAGATAGTTCCACCAACTGATTCTTCTTCGAGACCTTTTTCCTCAAATTGTTCTTGGACACATGAACCTTCGTCCTTATTCTTTAGCATACAAAATTCCTTTTCTTCACATACTTTCTTTCCCTTATTACACGTTCTATCCCCTAATTTCCCTCCCAATTTGATGAAAGCTTGGATTGCTTTTGTATCTGGAGAATTTGTCTCTATCAAAAAGAATACATTCAGGTCTCTTGTATATAATATTGCATCATCTGAACCCAAACCATATTCGTCTTTTTTACCAGGCTTGAAAGAAACTTCAAGAGCCAAAGAATTAATAACATCTTTTGATGTTACTTCTTCTGGTTCAGTTCCCAAGACACTTACACAAAAGGCATCTTTTTCATATGCGCCTTTTACCTTATTGAAGACATCTTCCTGGATTGATTCTGGTCGTGCTTCACCTCCAATTATAGGAGCAAGAGATCCATGATAATCCTTTTTTGTTTTATTTGGAACGAGAAGAAATCTTTGTCCCTCTTTTCCTGGAAATGATATGATATAAACATTTCCTTTTCCCTCTGTTTTAACAATTTTTCCATCCGTTTCTTGATTGAGATTTTGCTTTTTGACTTTAAGATCAACAGTTCCTTCGAGGAAGATACATTTTTTAGATTTTTTGTTATAGACGTATCCATCTTTTCTACATTTATTGAAAAGGGACTTTCTTGAAAGGATATCACTGATATATTCATTTAATTTTGTTTGATTTTTATTCACTTTATTTTCTGGAAAACCAGCACTTATAGCAAGGGCTTTCAATTCTTCAATTCCAATGCCCTCAATAACTTTTGGAAAAGTTGTAAGGTCAACCATCTTTGTTTTTTATAAAGGAAAAAGTTAAAGAGAATTTCTCCACTAAATATGTTGATTGGCTTACAAAACTTACATCCATTTTTCTAAAACTTATATGTTCAAAAGAAAGGCACCGCTTGATAAGTTTTTACTTTTGGAAAAACCGTCCGACTTGATGCTCGCGAGTTGTCGATAGAGAAAGCAATGATGTCTTATTTAAAAATTTCCTAGACAATCGATTGTCTTGATGATTCTTTGTTTCTCTTACTCCAGAATTCTGACATAGGATATACTTTTTTATATTTAAATCATATTGGACTTAAAATTTTACAGCAAGTCGTCAAGAATTTCTACGGTTCCGGTTCTTTTAGGATTTCCTTATTTTCGTTCATTATTTTCATAAATAGGTTAAACACTTCCTCGAACTCTTTTCCTCTGCTAGAGAAGATGACTTTTCCCGAACGGAAGACACGAAAGCTGTGGAATTTTTCTGATTTCCCAAATGTCAATTCCAACTTTTTCTCTTCTGTTGGGATTTTCTCCTCAAAGTAAAACTTCAGATTGGGATCGATAGTAATAACCTCTGTCATGATTTCATTATCATCTTTTAGAGGATATTTAAGTGTAACACCAGAATTGATACTACTTTCGAAAGATGTTACGAAATCAGTAGAATCATGAAAAAACTCATCTACCTTTTCTCTACGAACACAAAATCCGATATCGAAATTAATATTTTTCATCACAGTCTTGAAATAGATGACAACTTTACTTTCAGGTGGAATGATTTCGTATGTCTCTTTTGGAATTGCTTTAAATATCTCAAATATTCCAAGTTCAGCCTGATGAACATCTCTCACACCTGTAATATGAAACTTCCCATTAGAATATACCTTGATATTTATGATTTTCGCCGGAAGAATTTGTACATCTATGATAACCGCATTAATACTCGAACAGCGAAGACTTTTGGATTTTTTTAAAAATGATTTTGGATTCCCTTTAATTCCCCACGGAGATTTGCACCCCAAGAGAATATCAAAGTTATTAATAGACTTAAATACAGTTTCCAAGGATATTTTACAATTACTGACTCCTATGACTGTCAAAGTTGATACGTTATCTACCGGATTTCTCGACATCTTGTTTTAAATAAATATTTCCTTTAAATACTTTTTATTTTTATGTGGAAATCTTGTATTGTCCTTTCTTTTCTTTGAGTCGGTCAAACATTTCTTCCAGTTTGTCACACAACGAAGCTTTCCTTACTTTCTCCTTTTGTGAGCCAATAAACTTGGTTATCCTTTTTTGCGTTTCCTCGGAAAGGTTTTTTAGAGATAAGCCCTCTCCATTGAATAAAGGGCTCTCTATGATATCTTTATCAATTTCTACATCAGATATATCATCCAGTATCCCTTCTTCAGTCAGGTAAATAAATACTTTAATTAAAGATGACACACTATAACTCAAACATCTCTGTCCGGGAGTTTTCCAATTATTCTTTAGTGGTCCAGAGGCATACTTACTTTTAGGTCCCAAAATTCTAAAATAATTATGTCCATGTTCTCTTCCAGCATACATTTGATCCTTATCTTCTTGAGACATTACCTCTTCTATTTCCGCTACTTTTGTTACCTTCTTCTTTTCCATCCATTCCCCTCTTATTTTTACCATGTCTGTGGGATTTCCATTTATATTAATTCTGAAACCATTTTCTATTTGAGATACTTGAAAATTATCATCATCCTCAACCATTTTTCTCAGTCCCTTAATATTCTTATTTGGCCTTTTACTTTCATATAACTCCCCTAAGAATATAAGTCGGGGCACTAAAGGAAGCTCTTTGAAAAAACTTAAATCTGTGTCAATACATTTACGAGGTACCTTACTTATTCCATAATTTACTAACAATGAGCCAACTAAAGTATCATAATCTTCAACTGGTACAAATTTTGGTGGAATAGTAAATAAATTTTCTGACAAACTACTGGGAGATACTAAATAAAACACAGAACTTCCAAAGAGCTTTCTCACAAAACAATAAAATCCTTGTCTCGTTATTATCGGAATATCTCCTTCCACTATTCTCTCAAGAGCTTTAATTGTAATTGGTTCCAATTCCTGAAATGAAATAACACTTTCCGTAAAGAAACGAACTTTCAATTCTTCAATTTTTTCTTGAATTGATCTTTCACCATAATAAAGTTCGTACGTTGATGTATCCAGTGGTAGTTTTTCTTCCCCCTCAGCTACACATTTATAATCACAAGGCATATACTCGCATTCTCTCTTCATATCAAATTTCTGGGGTCTATCATTTCTTTCTCTTGTGAGACTACAATCAAGAGCTCCTATTTTCAATAGATACTCGATGTATTTTATTTGCCTATCTTTTCTGAATGATTTTTGGTACATGTATAAATCAATACTTCCCTCTGGATCATCTGGATACATAGCACAATGACGAAATATTTTTACATATTTTTCATCATCCTTCAAATCATTATGAGAACCATATCGAATTGTTCTACCTATTGCTTGATCTAATTCTGTATTATTCCAAAAAGTCGTTAAATTATGAAATTGTCTGACACATTTAAGAGAAATACTTTCACTCATAACAGTGCTTCCTATAATAACTCTAATGTGTTCTCCATATTTATTATCTTGGTCATTAAAGAGCTCCATTATTTCATCATTATGTGATAATACGGTTTCTCCTGTTATTATTGCATATCTCGGTCTTGGATTTTCCTTTACTTTCTTTGTACCAGTACCTTTATATTCCCTAAAACCAAATTGTTCAAGTACTGAAGAGAACAATGTAACACCTTGTTCAATGAAAAATGAGAATACAAATGCTTTCTCCTTCTCATGGTTCAGAATTTCTTCAATTGCAGCAGCAAATTTACAAGAATAATTTCTCAACTTTTCAATTTTTTTATTATACTTGTCCTTCTCATCCAGTGGGGCGCTTACCTTCAATAGTTTATCGATCTTCCCTCTTAAACTATTTTTATAGATAATTTTATCTCCCTCGTTGTAAGAAAAAATAGATGCATATTGTTCGTTCAATCTAAAACCTTCTTTGCCCTCCACGACCCTACGAGATATAGAATAAGCATTTTTTTGTGGTTCTTCCATTTTAGATATATAAAGAGATAAGTCCTTGAAAGTGTCTGGACCTCTTAACATTTCTTTGACTTCCACCTTGTCAAACATAGGAAATTTTATATACGATACATAACCCTTAATAGCGTCGAGAAATGGTTGATTATTTTCCTGTCTTATATCTATATTTTCCATCCTTGCTTCTTCGTTTTTTACCATAAGTCCAACAATATCCGTTATATTTTTATTAGAAAGTTGTTTGTCCAATGGTAGAAGCAAATTGAGAATATCTACTATTTCTATTGCTTTATCTCTCATCGGTGTTCCAGTTAAAAGAATAATTTTACAATTCCTAACTGTATGTAAAAATTTATGATAAGTTGCATAAAGTTTTTCTCTCGTTTCTTTGCGAATATGATGGGTTTCATCTATTATTATTACTCTATTCGAATACTTACTTGTGATTTCTTCTTGGTCGAGTTGTTGTTCATCCTCTTCTTCTTTTTCTTCTTTTCTGACTTCGACATCTTTTTTATGTCTTAGGGTTTTTGCGAATTTCTCATGAGTTTCTATCAAAAAATCTTTTCTCATATAATGAATAGATCTTGAGTACCCAAGTGATAGTTTCTTCCCTTCAGTCAAATCCTCTAATTCTTTTTCAGAAAATTTTGGATTATATTTATTAGAGCATGTATGGATTATTTCTTTTTCGAAATTCCTTTTTGATACTGGTCCTGATGTGAGAACGATAGCTTGTCTAGAATTGGGCTTAATCAGTTTTGATACTTCTGTGACTGCTATACTGGAACAGCTCTTGCCTACGCCCATCTGATGAAACATCAATACTTTATTTAACAAAGTTAAGGGAGAGAATAGCCTTCCCATTAATTCTTGGTGTGGTAAAAACTTTATTTCCTTTTCCTTCTTCTCCTGGGGCATTAAATTCAGTTCTTGAAATTCCTTTTTCCCATAAAGTTTCTGATAAAAATTTGGATCAGAAACCGAGGGATAATATGGGAGGGAATATGTTAAATCTTCAGTATTCATTCTTTTATTTATGATAAAATTTTATTCATAATCTTTCTTCCAAGAATCTCAATTGCTTTTTCGTCGTATGCCTTCAATGCTTCCTCTTTTGTATCGAAAGTTCCTATATTAGATAATTAACTGTAATTGTCGCTGTATAAACTTTTTTATTTGGATCATTGCCAAAAGAACATGAACATAAGAACGACGAAGAGAAGAACAGAAAACAATTGTAAAAGATGCATTTTATTTTTACCCGCCGAGGGCACCGGATACTTAATTCATTTCACTTCCTAACCCATTTTAAACATTCAATAAAATTAAAAGTGGAGTAAAAGAGAACCAAAAAATGAAATCTTCGGATTTTAACACAGAAGAAGAGAAAGACAGGCAGGAAGGTAAAGCCTTTTTATTTGTTATTTTCTTTGAGGAATTTATTCCCTACCTTGACGAACTTTCTAATCTATCTGAAGATGATAAAAATACAATGTTAGAAGAATACAAAGATTCTGGAGAAGATTCTGAATTCTATGGTATCATTGAAGACGAATCACTAGAGATTGCAGATATTATCACTAAGATCATTAAGGAAAGAAGTGATGGAATTCAGCCAAAAAAAGGTGATGTAATAAGATTGAGGTTTCTCCAAATAAGACAACTTGGAACCTATTTCTGGGATGGAGAAAAGGCAATTATACCAGAAGAAGAGACTTCAGATTGTTACTGTATTCCTTCTATTCTTTCCATCCCAGAATTTCCAGTAGATTATTGGGATGACTGCGGATTTACTGGGTGGTCGAATATGGGGGATTTTTATTATGATACTTCTGATATGAAACTTGAAGAGTGTAAAATTAACGACCTCAGTAAGGAAATTACTCTTTACAGAGACATGAATTCTGATTATTATGTTTTGATGTACAATGGAGAAGATAAAAAAGCGACCATGAAAAGGTTCGTTGATTCAGGACGTTGTTTCGGAGCATTCTATGAAGACGGAAGCTGTTACGGAAAACTTCAGGATTCAGGTAGACAGGAGACTATTGAAAAAATATCGAATTACATATTTCAGCATGAAGGATCTCCAAAGAATACAGTTTATGTGGATTACGATGAAGATGAGAGTGATGAAGACGAATGTGAAGATGAATGTGATGATGAAGAGAGTAATAAAGATGAAGAAGAAAGTGATGATGATTAAAGTTTTATAATCTTTATCTAGCGATAAAGATGTTTGTCTTAATGAAAACAAAATCAGATATATCAGCTGGAAAACATGTATCGAGAATTCTGTTAAGAGCCATGTGATGAAATATGTATTGTATTATTCGAAGTCGATTCTTTTCATTTTTGTCTCGAGACAAAACTGCAGAAGTAATTAATGAAGACGAAGTTGAAAAAACAGAAGAATTATGATAATAAAGACAATTGGATTTTCATTGGAAGATGTTTAGCACAAAGGAGATGTCGTTTATCTTCGGTCTGAGTGAATAAAAAATCACCTATTAAATTATCGATATCAGAAGGCAGAAGGACGTTCACTTGGGGTTAAAGAACTGCACCTTATAAACTTAAAAAATGAAAAATATCATTTTAAACATTTGATTTATAAGAAATTAAACAAAAAAGAAATCCTTTCAGAGCTAACTTTCAACATAAACATTTTATGGTG